GTTGGCAAGCTGCAGTCGGCCACCGATGCCAACGGCACCGGCGCCGCCGACATCACCGGCTACACGTACACGTCGGTTGGTACTTCGACGGACCTGACAACGCAAACCGTGGTGGTCGATCCGAAGAAGGTTGTCGGAGGCTTCCTCGGCTTCGTCGGCACGATCACGACCGGCCCGGCTGCGGTCAGCGTCGTCGCCAGCGGCAAGAAGAAGATCGTCTAAACGCCGTGGCCTTCACCGAAGACATCGCCCCGTTCTTCGCCGACTTTGGCGGAGCCGCGACGCTCAACAGCGTTGCGGTGACCGCCATCGTCGATACGCAGACGGTGATCGAGGTTGACGGCGGAGTCGCCACGCAACAGCCGACCGCGTTGGTGCGAACGTCCGAGGCATCAGTTGCCGCCCCGGGTCAATCGTTCGTCGCCAACGCGGTCACCTACATCGTGCGCCAGGTGCTGCGCGAGCCGCCGGACGGCGTGCTCACCCGCCTGGTGCTGGCGAGGGCGTAATGGCGCTCGCTGCTGCTCAGGTTGTCGATGCGCTGGCCGCCCGCATGACGGGCCTGCCGCTCACCGGATCGCGTGTGTACACATCGCGCCTGTGGCCCGTGTCAGAGGCGGAGATGCCTGCTTGGCGCCTGACCGCCGAAGACGAGTCCATCGAGGCCCAAATGGCCGACGGCACCAACCAGCATTTGCTTGTCGTGCAGTGCGAAGGGCTGGTCCGCGCGACAGCGGATATTGATGACTCCATGCACACGCTTGCTGCGCAGGGGCTGACGGCGCTGTGTGCTGTCCCTGCGCTGCACGGAACCCAGTTGACCAGCGTAGAGCGCGTCCTCACGAGCGAAGGCGAAGCCTCCGTGGGCGCGGTTCGTATTCGCGTCGTCACCCGTTTCTTTGTCCACCCGGCTGCGCCGGAAACCATCGTTTAGGAGCGCCGTATGGCTATCACCCTCGCAGTCGGCACCACCGTGGCAATCGCCAGCGCTTACGCCGCATCGAAAACCATGTCCGCGATCACGAACGACGCCAACGCTGTTGCGACGCTTGAGGCTTCGCACGGCGTGGCCGTCGGCGAGTTCGTGGAGGTCACTTCTGGCTGGGATCGACTGAATTCGCGGATCGTCAAGGCTACCGCCGTCGCCACCAACGACGTGACCTTCGGCACCATCGACACGTCGAGCACTTCGCGCTACCCGAATGGAAGCGGCACGGGCTCTGTGCGCGAGATCAGCACCTGGACGAACATCGGCCAGATCACGAAGGATATCCAGGTTGGCGGCGGCGAGCAACGCTATGCCGACATCACCACGCTTGCTGACGTGATCGACAAGCAGATCCCGACGCGGCGCTCGCCGATCACGGTCACGCTGCCGCTGTTCTACGACAACGATCTTGGCTTCGTGGCGACGGTTCGTTCCGTGGCTGAGACGGCCACTGCGACCGCTGTTCGGTTCACCTACCCGGACGGAACGGTCCTGGTGGCGAATGCGTATTGGAGCTACCAAGAGGTGCCGACCATCCAGGACGACACCCTGCGCGGCTCCATCGACATGACCTTCGCAGCGCTGCCGGCGGTGTACTGATGGCGATCTCCCGCGAGTCCATCCCGGCGGTTGTCGTCCCCGAAACGGAGGTGCCTTGCGCGCCTCTCGGCGGGGATGTCGTCGTCCGCCCGATGGATCTCGTGGAGTTGCTCCTGTTCAACGAGAAGCGCAACGAAGTCAAGGCGCTGCTGGACGGTGAGACGGAAGCGCAGGCCGACGCCCGGCGCATGAACGTGATTCTGCCGTGGGTGCTTGCTCGATGCGTGCTGGCGGATGACCGACAGCCCGTCTACAGCGAGCAGGAGTGGCGCATCTGGTGCGCGAAGCATCTGCCCGAGGGATATGAGTTGTTCGCTGCGGCGACGGTTGGGGCAGAAAAAAAAACCTGACCGATCACCCCGCGCTGCGGGAGCAGATGCGAGTTGCGTCCCACTTTCGATGCTCGGTGGCCGAGCTGCAACAGCGGATGAATGGAAAGGAACTCGCCCAGTGGACGGCATGGATGGATGCAGAGCAGATCGGCCCGGAGTGGGACCGATTCCGCCATGCCCAAATGCTGGCCGCTGTGCAGAACGGCGGGCGGTACGAGCATGCGGAGAAGCGAGCCTTCATAGCGAAGGACTTCATGACGCCGGACCCGTGGACGGAGCCGGAGGAGCCCAAGCCGACGGACAAGACGGCGGCACTGCGCAAGCGGCTGCTGGCTGCGGAACTCTCTGCCATGGAGGACGCCTTCGCGGGCGAGTGACGCATGGCTAATGACGCCAAGATCGTCCTATCGGCGGCGTTTGAAAGCGCCAAGCGCGGACTCGCGACCATCGAGCAGCGAGCGGAGGCTGCCAACTCTGGATTCGCACGCTTCGGCGGATTCCTCGGCGCAGGCTTTGCTGCCGGGACGTTCACTGCATTCGTGCGCGAGACGGTCAACGGCATCGACAAGCTCAACGACCTAAAGGACGCGACCGGCGCGAGCATTGAGAACCTGTCTGCGCTAGAGGATGTCGCCGCCCGCACTGGAACGTCGTTCGAGAACATGTCCGGCACGGTGGTCAAGTTCAACCGCGTGCTATCCGAGTCGAAGCCGGGATCTGATACAGCCGCGATTCTCAAGAGCATCGGGCTGAACGCGGAAGAACTGAAGCGGATCGACCCAGCGGAAGCGCTGCGGCAAACGGCGGTGGCGCTGGCGCGCTTTGCTGACGACGGCAACAAGGCCCGCATCGTTCAATCACTGTTCGGCAAGTCGATCCAAGAGGTGGCGCCGTTTTTGGCCGACCTCGCCAAGAAAAGCGAGCTTGTCGCGAAGGTGACGACAGCCGAAGCGGAGGCTGCAGAGAAGTTTAACCAGCAACTCGCAGAGCTTTCAAAGAACAGCGTGGATGTGGCTCGGGCGATAACCGGCCCGCTCATCTCGTCCCTGAACGACGCTATCGATCGATTCAGGAAGGCGCGCGAAGAAGGCAAGAGCCTCTTCGACATCTATCGCGACAACGTTAAGGCGTTCTATACGCCCAGCGACGCCTCGCAGATTCGCAACCTGACACAGGACATTCAGACGCTGCAGGAGGCATTGAGTCGTCCCGGCCTTGACTCGAAAGCAAGGAAGCAGTTCGAAGGCGACTTGGCTGCGAAACAGTCTGAGCTGGCAGCAAAGCGAGCGGAGATTGCCGAGGCAAGGCGCGAAGCGCGCGATGAGCAGGCTAGCCGGCTGTCCAACCTGGGAGCAAAGCCGACTCTCCCGCCCATCCCAGAGAAGCCAAAAGCCGTTGGGGGGACGGCACCGAAGCAGGTTCGCATCACCCCGAGCGACCCTCGGCTGTCGGAGGTTGCACTTGCCGCCGCCGAGGATGACCGTCTGCGCGCAGAGCAACTCGAAGAGATCGAGAAGGCCGCCGCATATGAGAAGGCGTTGCAGGACGAGCAACTTAACGCAACGTCGGAGTACCTGCAGAAGCGGCACGAAGCCGAGCTGGACGCGGCGGAGAAGTTCAAAGAGACGACGCGCGAGATGAGCACGTTCGCCGATCAGGCGCAGCGCAACATCCAGGACGCGCTGGGCGACACGATCGTAGACGCGCTCGGCGGTGACTTCGACGACATCGGCAAGCGTTGGGGCGATCTGCTCAAGCGCATGGTGGCCGAGGCCATCGCGGCGGACATCGGAAACGCCATCTTCAAGAAGGGCGGCGGATCTAGCGGCGGAAGCCAGCTTTCTGCCTTGTTCGGTGGCATCGCCTCGTTCTTCACTGGCCTGCCGAGTTTAGATGTCGGAACGCCGTTCGTCCCGCGCGACATGATCGCCAAGGTTCACAAGGGCGAGGCAATCATCCCCGCGTCGATGAACCGGCCCGGCGGAGGAAGCACGCCTGTCATCAACGACAACAGAACGCTTTACATCGACGGCACTGCTGATGTCGCCAAGACACAGCAGCAGACGGCGGAGATGCTGGCCGCCTATGACCGCAGCCTGTGGCAGCGCCTCAGGGCATCGGGGGTGTCGGCATGAGCGTCATCACGATGTCAGCGACGGTTGCTGGGCTAGTGGTCGATTGGGCGCCGGGGCAACTTCGCTTCGACACCATGGAGCGCAGCGACTCCACCGGAGACGAGGCGGCTCGCCTTCTGGCTCCACCTCGCTGGTCGCAAAGCGTGACGTTTGGCGAACACCGGACGCTCGCCGAGTCGGGTGCCATTGAAGCATTCCTGCTGCAACTGCGTGGTGGCGTCAACGTGGCAGCCATCTACGACCCGATTCGCACAGAGCCGGCCGGCGGAATCACTGGCACCTTGAAGCTGGTCGGCGACGTTCCGGCCGGCGCGACATCGATGGTCCTTACCGGGGCTGACGTGAACGCACTCGGGTTCTATGCCGGCGACTTGTTCACGATCGGCAGCGGCGTAGGTACGAGCCATCACGCCAAGGTTGTTGCAGACGCAGATCCATCCGGCTCCGGCGGAGCATTCACCTGGACATCGTTCACTTGGACTTCGTTCTCGTGGATCGACGCCAACTACATCACCGTCACCTTTGAGCCCCCGACGCGCAGAGCGTTTTCTCAGGGGACGGCCGTGACCATCGTCAAGCCTCTTGCGTACTACCGCATGCAGGGCGCTCCGCGGTGGAAGTACAGCACACAGGCCTATCGCCGTTCCGGTGGTGCAGCGGCCGATTTCGTCGAAACCTTCTCGGCCTGATGCCATGAGCGAAACCACACTCACTAGCCCATCGACCATCTCGCCGCTGCAGTCGATGCTGCACGAGAACTACTCGCTGCGCGAGCTCTGGACGACTCCGGCCTATGGCGCCTTCGCTGGCTATACCGGATCGAACGTCAAGTTCACGGTCGATTCGAGCTACAACCTCGCGCTCGCAGCGGGGCTCTCCGTTGGCTCCAACGTGGGCGGCAGCGGCAGTACGGCGTTCTCGTACACCATTGGCGCTGACCCTCTTGCGACCGTCACTGCTGGCGGATTCGTGCAGGTCTACGGCTCTACCCATGCCACGCTCCCAGGTGTAGTGACCCTCGGGAACAGTAGCACCACGCGGATGCGTCTCGACTCCAACGGGAACTTCCTTCAAGTCTCGTCCGGGAGCATCGGCTATGGCACCGGCAGCGGCGGCAGTGTCACGCAGGCCACGAGCAAGGCGACCACTGTCACGCTGAACAAGTACTGCGGACAGATCACGATGCACAACGCCGCTCTCGCCAGCGGCACGACCGTCCAGTTCCTCCTGAGCAACACCCTGATCGGCTTGAACGACACGGTCATCTTGACTCAAAACGAGACGATATCAGGCGCCAACTACAACGTCTGGGGCTCAGTCGGCACTGCGTACTGCCGAATCATGGTGAGGAACATTTCCGGCGGCTCGCTCTCTGAGGCGATCGTCATCAACTTCGCGGTCATCAAGGCCGCAACGTCGTGAGTCTCGGCCTAGACAGCGACGCGGAAGCCGCAGCCACATCGACGGCGCGTGGCTTTCATTGGCTGGTGGAACTGGAGTTCACCGGAGGCACGGTGTACTTCACGACCAGCGCAGTCGCCATTGATTGGAATGGGCACACCTACATCGCCAGCGGCGGCGGCGTGGAGGTGTCGGCCGTCTCTGCATCAGAGAACACGGCCGGCGAGAAGATCACATTGTCCGTGCCGGTCGTGAACTCGGCGTTTCTCGCATCGACGCTGGACCCAACGACCTACCGCGGGCGTGCCATTCGCCTGTACGGCCAGTTCATCGACTCCACGTTCAAGCCGGCAGGCGAGCCGAAGCTCAGTTGGCAGGGCTACATGGAGCCGGTGCGCATCGAGCGCAAGCCGTCGCAGGACGGCCCTAGCACGGGGCGAATCGTTCTGCCATGCACGCGCGCCGGGATGGCCCGTGCGCGCAACACGGATGGCCTACGACTGAGCGATGCCCAGCAGCAAGCTGAGTTCGCCGGGGACAAGTTCTATGAGTACATCCCCACGCTGCTCGACAAGCAGCAGCAGTGGCTGTCGAGGCGCTGGCAAGCCTCGTTTGAGTGATGGCCTCGCTCGCCGCCTATCTCGCCTCGTTCCCGGCGTTCGACTGGGAGCGCTCGAACTGCTGTCACTTCGTGGCCGGCTGGCTGCGTGCGAACGGGCAGCCCGACCCGATGGATGGTCTGCCTGTGACGCCAGACCTGATGGCTACACGCAGGTTGTTGCGCGACCTCGGCGGCTCGCTGCTTTCCGCTTGGTCGCTGCGCCTTGGCCGCGAGCCGATCCCTGCCGCATTGGCGCAGACCGGCGACATCGTGCACATGGATCTGCCAGACGGTGCGGCGGTCGGCATCTGCAACGGCCGGCAGGCGGTGTTCCTCATGGCTGAAGGTGGATTCATGTTCGAGTCGATGGCGAACGCCTCGCGCGCCTGGAGGCTAAAGTGCGCCTGAAGCAGACCGCCATCGCTCTAGCGCTTGGCCTTGCGTCGGCGCCGGCTATGGCCGACCCGATCACATTCGTTGCCAGCCTGGGGGCGATCATCGGCGGCACGGCGGCAGCGTTCGTCTACACCTACGGCGCCTACATCGCATTTGCCGCCTACTCCATCTCTCAGTCGGTGCGTGCGCGCAAGAAGGCACGCCGGGCAGCGGCGGAGGCGCGAGCCCAGCGGATCGCAAGCCTGCAGGACAGAAGCCACACGCTCCTGAGCGCGACGCCATCGTGGCGCGTCATCTACGGCCGCTGCATCACAGGCGGCGACGTGGTGGCGATGTTCACCAGCGACAAGACCGCGACGAATGAGGATGGCACCTCCTACACCCGGCCGGACGGCATAAAGCACCTGGTGGTTGAGATCGCGCACCACGAGTGCGAGGCGATCCACGAGATGTTCGTTCAGGGCACGCCCATCGGCCAGGTGGACGCCGACGGCTGGGCGACGGGTGGTGCCTTCTTCTCGACGCGCACGGAAACGCGCAAGGTAACCGTTTCGGCCGGCAGCTTTGTAGACGTGGCCGAGCCGGTGGTGAGCATCCTCAACGGCTACTACTACGACGCTTCGCTGTCGGATAACGTCAGCGTCACGCCGACCCTGAGCAACGGCAATACCAGGATCACGAACCCGGACGGCACCAACGCGATCACGGTCGATTACACGGTCTCGTCGGGCCGCTCGGTGATCCGCTACAGCAAGCATCTCGGCACCGATTCGCAGACGGTTGACACCTATCTGAACAGCGTCAAGCCGACCGAGTGGACTAGCGCCCATCGTGGCCGCGGGCGGACGTACGTGACCGTCACGATGGACCTGGACGACAAGCGCTTCCAGGGCGACCCAACGAGTTTCTTCACGTTCGATGTGTCAGGCCGCAAGGTCTACGACCCGCGCACAGGGACAACGGCGTGGAGCGACAACCCGGCGCTGTGCATCCGTGACTGGCTGACGAATCAGTGGGGCTACAACGTCACCGACGCGGATATCGACGACACCTACACGAACGCCGCCGCCAACGCCTGCGATGTGTCCATCACGCTGAACGACGGCAACGGCGACTACACGGGAAAGACCTTTACCTGCAACGGCACGCTCACCACAGATCAGTCCAAAGAGGCGGTACTGGATGATCTAGAGGAGTCGATGGCCGGAAGCGTGGTCTACGGCGCGAAGTGGCAGATCATGGCCGGCGCGTGGACCGCTCCGGTAACCCTTCCGGGTGATCCTGGGTCAGATCGCATCGGCGTCAGCTTCACCGTCGGCGAGTCGATGATTGGGTCAATCGCTGGCGGGCTGACGGACGACGACCTTGATGGACAGATCGACATCGTGCAGGCCGGCGCCCCGATGGACGAACTCATCAACGGCCTGCGCGGCACCTACATTCCATACACCGTGCCAGTGGGGACGGCCAGCGGCTACCAAGCCAACGGGGCGCATTCGGTCAACGCAGCGACCATCGCATTGGATTCTGGTTCTGGCACGATAGTTGCCGGCAACTCGGTCTCATTCGCTGGCGACGACAACCTGTATGAGGTGACGACAGGTATTGCTGGCGCTGGGTCAATCGTCATCCAGTCACCGGGCCTGCTCCGGGCGGTGGACGACAACGCCGCGGTCTCGGTCTACGCCACGCCCAAGGCGACGCCGGTTGACTTCCGCCCCCCATATCAGAACAGCACGTTCGTTTCGGACGATGGTGTGGAGTTGTGGTCCGACATCACGCTCCCATTCACCAACCGGCCGGCGCGCTGCCGCAACATCGCACGCATCATGGTGGAGCGCAACCGCTCCTCCCTGGTGATCCGCTATCCGGCGAAGTTGCGGGCATGGCCGCTGCAGGTTGGCGACCGCATTACGGTCAACTCAACGGAGTATGGCTTCGTTGACAAGGTATTCCGGGTCACGGACTGGAACTTCGGCTTGACCTCCCCGGTCTTGCTGACGCTGCAGGAGGACGCGGAGGAAATCTACGACTTGGCCGACGCGGCGACAGCCGATCCGACGCCGAACACCGCGCTGCCCAATCCACGCAGCGTTTCTGCCCTATCCGGCTTGGCTGCTTCCAGTAGCAGTTCCACCTCGCTGAAGTCGAACGCTGGCATCCTGGTTCCGCGCGTTTCTGTGACCTGGACGCGCACGACGGACCGCTACGTGATCGAAGGCGGGTACATCGAGGTGATGTGGCGCGACGGGACCACTCCGTGGGTGAGGCAGGATGAGCCTGGGGACGCGACCGGCGCCTACATAGTTGGGCCGAAGCATGGCGACAGGCTTGTCATCAAGGTCCGCGCCGTTAACGGAACGGACGACAAGGGGCCATGGTCTGTAGTCGCACACACGGTTAGTGGGGCAACGGCGATCGACACGCCGCAACTGGTTGATGAGGCTGCCACGGAGCTTGTCACCTACGTGAGTTCGGCCGGAACGCGGACGTTCACAAATACCGCTGCGGTTGAGTCGGTGGCCTTCACGACTCCGGCCCCCAACGGCTGCAAGGTTGTTGTCACGGCATTCCTAGAAGCGAGCGTAGACATCGCTGGCGGGGCTGGCAGCACTGGATACGCTGCCGGCTACCTTTCGCGCCTATCGATCTTCGACGGCTCGATTGACACGTTCGGCGCGGCCGCGGCCTACAGAACCGACCGCACGCCGTACACGCTCCGCGGAGAGTTCGACTACACGGGGTTCCCGAATCAAAATCTGTTTGTCCGCGTCAGACATAACGCTCCTAGTTCTCCGGCAGCGACGGTGACGTACCACGAGAATCCGCGCATACTCATAGAGCTGATAAAGAAATGACCTGGTACTTCTACCATCTGCAAGATGGTGTGTTCACTGGTGGTTCGTACAGCGGCCCAGAGCGGATGCTTGCCCCAAACATGCCGGAAGGTTGCGCCGCGATGCAGCGCACGGCCGACCCGACTGCGACCCTCAGGGTGGATATCGAGACTGGCGAACTGGTTGCATACGCGCCACCAGAGCCGAGCGAGGAAGCCATTGCGGCTAGCGCCAGAGCGACCCGCGACGGGAGGCTAAGGGATAGCGATTGGGTTGTTGTGCTGGCGTCCGAGCGCGCTCGCGCGATGCCGAAGGAGTGGGCGGACTACCGGCAGGCTCTGCGTGATGTGCCGCAGCAGCCCGGCTTCCCGTCAGCCATTCAGTGGCCCACACCGCCGGAGAACTAGAGGCAGGCGGGCGGGCGCGGAATCACGTTACAGCCGGTAGGCTGGATCGTGGCCGATCGCTCCTCAAGCTGGTCGGGCTCGTCGATCTCCTGCCCATCGCCTCCACCGCCGCACGCAGCCACCAGCACGAGGGTTGAAAGAACCGCGACACGGTACAGAATAGAGACAGCCACGATGCCCTCCTTCGGCGTTAGTGGTTAGAGGCCCCGGTAGCGATTAGCGGTCGTTGCCGGGGCCTCGCTACTTTCGGCGCCAGCGGCACATTTTGCTATCCCCAATATGGGTGCGGGCCGTACTGCATGCGCGGCATTTTCACGCTTCCGCGCCAAGGCTGACAGGTTCCGCCCTTAATTTGTCAGCGCCCCACGGGAACCATGCCCATGGTTGGGGGCGTTCGTCCCCGCCAAGACAGGTGGCGACGCGGCAATGACACTCCCCTTCTATCAGGGACAAATCCCGACCGCTGACGACTTCAACGCGCTGTCGGTCGCGAGCCACCTCGTCGATACATCCGACGCCGCGAAGGGCGCCGCACTCGTCAAGTCGAAATACGATCTGATCTACCCGGTGAAGTCGCTGGGCCTGGCGAGCTACGGCCGGCCGCCGTCGACCTGGGCGATGACCGACGCCGAGGTGGCCGATGTGCTGTCGAACACCGGCAGCCTGAACGTGGCCGCGGCACTAAACACCATCATTGCAACCGGCTACGAAATCGACTTTACGCCTGGTACCTACGGGATCGGCGTGCCTCTCACACCGATGACGCAGCAGACGCTCGCGGGGCGCAAGCGCGAAAAGGCCATCATCAAGGCGCTGGCCGGCTTCTCCGGCTCGGCCATGGTCAGCTACCCGAGCGGCGCCTACTCGGGCGTGACGATCGAATACCTGAAGCTCAACGCCAACAGCATCGCCGCGCGCTGCCTGGAGATGATCGGCGTTTCGCAGGGGGCGGTCGATCAGATCATCGTCCGCGATGTGGCGATGTCACTGGCGACTGCCAGGCCGTTCCACCTGGAGAACCTGACCTACTGGGAACTCGACCACGTCATTACCAACAGCGGCACTGACGGCGCGTTCCTGAAGTCGTGCTTCACCGGCTCGTCGAAGAACTGCGTCCACTACCACGGGGCACGTGCGGCGCTCATCCTGGAGAGCTGCTCGGACAACGTGCTGTCGCACTTCGTCTGCTTCAACAACTCTGGCACCACCTCCACAAGCCTGCTGGAGGTTGACGGCGGGCACGGAAACGTTTTCCGCGACTACACGCTGGAGCCGCAGGGCGCGAGCAACGTCACGCAAGAATTGCTGATCAACGACACGGTGACAGGCAACTGCACCGGGCACGAGTTCATCAGCGGCCAGCACATCGGCCTGGCGAACACGAAAACGCGCTCCATCGTCATCGGCTCATCCGGGACGATCTATCAGACGCTGTTCGAGAACATGCGGGTCATCAAGCCGACGAGCAATGACTCGGTGTTGCTGACGGCCCAGCAGGAAACCAAGTTCAAGAACTGCCGCGATCAAGTCGCATACGACACGCCGACCTTTGCCAAGTTGACGGTCACGAACAGTTCTGGCAGCCCGTACAACGCTGACCACACCCAAGACCTCACGGTCACGCTCAACGGGAGCACTGGCGACCCGACATCGCCTACTGCGGTGGGCGGCTTCGTCGCCCCGGCGATCAAGAACCACACCTCATTCCTGCTGGAGCACAACTTCGGCGCCATCAACTGGTCTGCGGCCGGCACCGGGACGTTTCGAATCACGCTTCCCTTCAGCGTCACCGGCCATGTGATCGTCGGCCCCTGCACCCTGTTCCCAACGGCCGTGGTTGGCTATGTGAACGGGACGGTAGTCACGTTTTACCCGATCAACTCCAACACCGCGCTCACCTGGGCATCTGCGGTTGCTGGTGGATCGCTCGCGATCTCCATCGTTGGGTTCACGTCGTCGTGATGCCATGACAGAGCACATGCATCACTTGTGGGACGGCCTCCGCCACCTTTGGGACGGTTCGGTCCTCTGGCTCCACATCATGTGGAAGTGGCTGCTTGGCGGCGCCACGGCGTTCACGCTGACCCAGGTTAAGGAGGGATTGGGTGTGGCGCTCACGGCGGTCCTCATCGTCGTCGGCGTGCTCAACGCAATCAAGATCTGGCGCGAGATAAGGAAGTCGCAATGAGCCTTTCCGAAGTCATGCGCTCGTGGCTCCTGGCCCCAATCCTCGATTCCATCCACCAACTGTCTAGGACGGTTTCCATGAACCAAGCTGAACTTCTCGAGTCCCTCAACACCCTGAACGCTGCGGTTGCCAAGGTCGGCACCGAGACCGAGGCCCTGATTGCCGAAGTCGCTGCGCTGAAGGATGCGCCGAACGTCTTTGCCGCCATCAATGCTGTTGTCGCGACCTTGGTGATTCCGCTTCTGCGGGTCATCAAGCAATTCCCGACCGGCTTCGAAGAGACGCAACCGATGAAGGACGACGCATGAGACGCACCCTCGTTCTTCTGAGCAGTAAACGCACCCTCTTACTCCTGTCCATCGCGGCTCTGTTGGTGCAATTGCTGCCCGGCTGCTCCACGCTCAACGGCTACGGCATCGGCGGCGAGCCGGTGCTCATGTGCAAGCACCGCGACAGCACCGCGCACATCGACGACAAGCTAGCCGGTCCATCCGACGTGCATGCCTCAGTGGTGAGGCGATTTCGCGATGCGGACTCGCTCTGCGCCAAGCCGGCAACTCCGGCTGCCTCGTCCATCCAGTAGGAGCCAGTCACCATGAAGCGAATCGCCGTCATCGGAATCACTGTGGCGGCGACCGCTGCCGTCATGGTCTGCGCAGTGTTCGCAGCCTGCTCCGTACAGGTGGACATGTTTGGCGAAGGTGTCTTACTCCTTGGCAGCAAACAAGGCAAGGAGTGCGCAGAGGGCGGTGGATGCGCCATCGTCTCCAAGCGTGAGATGCGTCTGATCGAGCAGGCCATCAGAGCGCAATCCACACGCGGATCCAGCATATGAGCCGGACCGTCGGCGCGCTGGGATCGTTCGTGGTTCACGCTGCGCTGGTCCTGGCCTTGCTGCCGGGAGAGCGTGCCGGTGGCGCAGATGGCGTGCAGGCGGTAGCCCGGCAGCAGGATGGCGAAGAAGACTTCGCGATGCAGCTTCTCCCAAGCCCAACGGGCGACGGAGATGGACTGGCGTGCCCGGCGTTCTACCGTGGCGTCGGGGTCGTGCATGGCGCCAGCTACGTGCTGGAGATTGCGCCCGGCAGTCCTGCGGAGCGAGCCGGGCTCCAGGTTGGCGACAAGTGGCTCAACCTAGATTCGTTTTCGCGCGATTCCTATGAGATAGGCAAGCCCATGACGTTCCGCATCGAGCGGCACGGCCAGCGGCTGGATCTGCCTGTGACTATCGGTCGAATTTGCTACGTGGTGCCGGAATGATGGATGACCTACGGCGACAACTCGCCCGCCAGCTGAAGTCCGATGAAGGGCTGGTCCTCCATGCGTATCAGGACAAACTTTCGTATTGGACCATCGGCTATGGCCGGCTGATCGATGAGCGCAAGGGCGGCGGCATCAGCGAACAGGAGGCCGAGTACCTACTCGGCAACGACATTGAGCGGACGCTGCGGAGCTTGGAGAAGGCGCTGCCATGGGTTCGACGACTCAACGAGCCGCGGCAGGGTGCGTTGCTGAACATGGCGTTCCAGATGGGCGTCGGCGGATTGTTGGGCTTCGAGCAGACGCTGGGCGCCATCCGTGATGAGCGCTACGCCCATGCCGCCCACCTCATGCTCATGAGCAAATGGGCGACACAGACGCCGAGGCGGGCTCGGAAGATGGCGCGCCAAATCGAAACCGGCGAATGGCAAGGTTAGCCATGATTACCGACCGCCTCACAGACCAAGAGCGCGCCGCAGTCGAACTCGCGCTTGAAAAGACCTTCGCGCAGACCAACGAGGAGCGATTGGCGGCCGAGGTCGCCATCTGGCGGGCAATGCACATCGACAGCAACAAGCTGCAGTTGCTCGCGCACGTTGGTGTGAAGGCGATCCACGACGAGCGCGCCCGGCAACAGCGCATGCGGGCAGCGCAGGCCAAGGCGACGCCGCAATCATGGCGCTCCTGACAGACGCCGACGTGGCGGAGTACTGGCGCCATCTGAGGGCATGGCAGATCAAGCTCGGCCTCCAGGATTGGCGCATCGTCTACTCACCCATCCCGGCTAAGAAGGCCATGGCCGAGATGGACAAATGGGACTGGCTCCAGCGGCAAGTCACGGCCCGGGTTGGCAGGGACTGGAAGTCGTCGCCGATCAACAGCGCCACGCTGGAACAGACGGCAGTGCATGAGTTGCTCCACGTCCTGCTCTACGAGTTGGTGCAGGAGGCGAAGAACCCGCACGCGACAGAAGATGACCTTGGCTCGAAGGAGCATCGTGTCATCAACGCGCTTGAGCAGCTTTTGGTCCCCGGAGGCGAGTGATGCCGGCGCCGACCTACCTGGTGGACGAAAAGCTCAAGACATGGGCAACGCCGCGTCAGGTCGAGTTCATCGACGCCATCAATGCTCACGGGTCGAAGCGCGCTGCGGCAAAAGCGCTGGGGGTCAACTACTCGTCCGTCCATCAGGCCATTGAGTTGGTTATGAAGAAGGCCGCGATCTTCGGGTACTCGCCGGAGCATGACCTTCGCCACCCGGCAGCGCCTGGGCAGCGCCTGCGCGGCGCCAGCCATCTCTACAAGGAAGGCCAAGCCGAGCCGGTTCTCACCTGGGTCAAAACCGAGCGTGACAGCGCTCAGTCAGAAGCTATCCTGCGAGAGTTCGTCGAATACCTGACCAAGGACGCGAAAGGGCTGTCGCCGGCAGTGGAGTCGCCAGCGCACTCCTACCCTGATCTGCTGGCCGTCTACCCATGGGGCGACCCACATTTCGGCATGTATGCGTGGGCTCGCGAGTGCGGCGATGCATTCGACCTTGAGGTTGCGGAACGCCTGACGCTCGGTGCGGTTGACAGGCTTGTTTCGGCCGCGCCGCCAGCCGAAACCGCCGTCCTGCTGCCGCTCGGCGACTTTTTCCACGCCAACGATCAGAGCAACCAGACGCCGGCACACAAGCACCAATTAGACGTTGACTCGCGCTACCCGAAGGTGCTGATGATCGGGATCAAGGCGGTTCGTCACGCCATCCTGCGCCTACTGGAGAAGCATGCCCGCGTCATCGCCCGGTTCGAGCCAGGGAATCACGACCCAGAGGCCAAGTGGGCGCTGGCCCTGACAATCGCCGCCTACTTCGAAAACAACCCGCGCGTCACGGTGGATCTGACGCCTGGGAAGTTCTGGTATCACCGGTTCGGCAAGGTGCTCATCGCCTCAACACACGGCGACACGGCGAAGCACGCGACCCTTGGCGGCGTCATGGCGGCCGACCGCCCGGAGGACTGGGGCGCCACGAAGCATCGGTACTGGTACACGGGCCACATCCACAGCAGCACGGTCACCGAATTGCCTGGCGTCGTCTGCGAATCATTCCGCACGCTGGCCGCGAAGGACGCCTATGCCGCCGGCCACGGCTACCGGGCAGGGCGTGACATGCGCCTGATAGTCCACCACCGCGAGTACGGCGAGATAGAGCGGCACCGCGTGGATGTGGGAATGCTGGAGTCCACAAGCCATGACCTGTAATCCCACCATACAAGCCGCAGCCGATCTCGTGGCAGTAGCCGAGTCCACTCGCGGAATCCCTGGCGCATGGCTGTCCGTCAACGGACTGTGGTGCTGGCTCCCGGCTTCGGCCGACCACACCGATGTGGGTCTGATGCGAGAGGCGCTGCACAGACACGAGCTTGACCGGCTTGGTGATGCTGCGCGGTATGACCGGCTTGCATCATGATGGATGTCATCGCTGTCCTGCTGGTCGTCGTCGGCTTTGCCATTGGCTGGTGCCTTCGCGGCTGCCACGAAGACGAGAAGGCGGCACAGCGGATTGAGCGCGCCAAGGCCGCTAGTCAGGCAGTTTCACCT